CACGGCGCGAGTACGATTACTTACGGTTTCAGTTTGTTGGGGATATATCCTAAATGGGTAGAGTAACAAGCATAATAATATTAGATATTTTAGAGAAAAATGCACCTTCTGTTATGAAAGTGTCTGAAATAGCTGATGCAGCAGATTGTTCAATGTCATCTGCCCATAAAAATTTAATGTTATTAAAGAAAGATGACTTAGTTATTAGAGTTTCTCATGGTCAATGGTGTTTTAACGATGGTTCTAATTCAGAAGAATATAAACAACGTAAGATAATAAAAAAGAATACTATTCGTTACCCAGTAGAACAATGGTCTTGGGAGAAAGGCTGCGTTCATTTAATAAGGTGGGCTCGGAATAGAATTAAAGATGATAGTAAAATCAATATTACAAAAGAATATTTGTTTGATTTGTGGAAAAAACAAGAGGGTAAATGTGCGCTATGTGATATTCCAATGACTTTTATCCGTGGCAATGGATGGCAAGTTCCTACTAATGCGAGTTTAGATAAAATTGATCCAAGTAAAGGTTATATAGAAGGAAATGTCAGATTGGTTTGTTGGCAAGCAAACAGCATGAAAGGTCAATTAACCGATGAGGAATTAATAATATTTTGCAAGCTAATATTTTACAAAAGTGAAAACAGTAAACATTCCAAGAGGTAATATGCCTAAGAAGAAGAAAAAAGTAACTCGTAAGGACAAAATAGCAAAAGGAGGCAAGAAATAATGCCCTGTGGAAAGAAGAAACCTAATAAACCGAAGGGTAAGTAATGGGCGGTCCCGGTTCAAAAGGTGTCCCTGGTAATAAAGGGAATACGAAACCGAAGTCAGTTAAAAAGAATTACTCCGACAAGTTCAAGAAGGGTATGTATTCCGCTTTAGCCGCTCAGTCCAAGAAAACAGGTAAGACCATTCAAGAGATCATCGTTGAAATGGCATACTCTACTGATAAGAGATGGGGCAACATGAAAATAGCTGCCGCTAAACTTATTGCTGAAATCCTTGTTACCAAGGAAACCCATCAAACAGTTGAAAAGCATGACCTCGGCCCCGCTATCGGTCTACCTCCAATTAAGGAGCCTGAAAATAAAAGTATTATTCCTTCTTCATCAAAGGAGTTTATTAATTGACCTGGACGACTAAAGATCCCAAAGAAGAAGGGTATTACTGGCTGAGACGACCGGGAAATGGTGAAAATCGGTGGTTAACAGAAATAGTCCGTTTTTATAAAATAACCAATACCGATAAAGGCCATGTTGTTTTTATGGGATATGAAGAATGGTTAAATATTTATGAACTTGGTAAAGAGAGATGGTGGGCAGGCCCACTTAAAGAACCGGAGATAACGGAATGACCTGGTATCCTCACGACGGTCCTCAACTTGATTTCTGCGAAACGTGGCAGGATGAAGTCTTGTATGGTGGACAGGCGGGCGGAGGTAAAACAGATTGCCTTATTGCCGAGGCAGCTCGTTTTATCAACTATCCCGATTACAAAGCAATCATCCTTCGTCGTACCTACAAACAGTTAGAAGAAATCCTTGACCGTATGCGCCTTCGATACCCTGCAATGGGCGGAGAATATCGTGCCGGCGAGCATAGATGGTATTTTCCGAGCGGAAGCAAGATTAATATCGGTCACTGTTCCGATGATGGCAGTGAGTACATCTATCAGGGCGGAGAATGGCAGTTCATCGGTTTTGATGAGGCCGGGCAATTTTTACCAAAACAACTTTTATATCTCTTTAGCCGATGCCGTTCAACCAACCCTGCCATACCAAAGAGAATAAGATATGCAACCAACCCCGGAGGACCAGCGCATACCTTTTTGAAAGACCGTTTCAGAATAGGTGAATATCCGAAGGGCAACGTGACTTTTGCCGAAGAAGTAGACCTATCAACACTCGGCATCGACAGAGTTGAGGTTATTTACCGCACCTTTATCCCTGCTTCAATTCAGGATAACCCTTCCCTTGTAGAGAATGACCCCGGATACATCGTGAGGCTCATGCAGTTGCCCGAAATTGAGCGAATGCGCCTTCTCTATGGTGTGTGGGACGCATTCGAGGGTCAAGTGTTTACTGAATTAAACCGAGAGGTTCATTCCTGCAAACCCTTCGAGATTCCCCCTGAATGGAAACGATACAGAACCTTCGACTGGGGCTATTCTGCACCCTTCTCTGTCCTGTGGTGGGCGGTTGACTTTGACGGTACTCCTTATCTCTACCGTGAATGGTACGGGGCAAAGAAAGACGACACCAAGCACTCATGGGTGGGAATCAAGATGACCTCGGCTGATATAGCGCGGGGCATATTTGAACGGGAAGAAGAAGATAAAAAACTTGGGGCCAGAGTAATGCCAGGTCCAGCCGACCCATCAATTTGGTCTAAACGTAGGGATTCTAAGACTGGCATAATCGGCCCCAGCGTTGCTGATGAAATGTTGTCTGAGGGTATAACGTGGCTCCGTGCCGACAATGACCGTATCCTCGGAAAGCAGCAATTCCATTCCCGCCTTGCCCTCAACGATGAAGGACACCCCCACGTCTATATCTTCGACAACTGTGAGCATTGGTGGCGGACTATCCCGCTACTCAGGGAAGACCCCAAACGCGTTGAGGACGTAGACACCGACCAAGAGGATCATATTTTTGATGCTTGCAAATATTTCTTTATGTTCCGACCTCTAAAACCACGGGCAAGAGCAAGGGAAGAAATCGGTACATTCCAGACAGAACGCAGGAAATATATCAATGCCAAGAAATACGCGATTCAGCACGGGGTGTCTCTTGGTCAAGCATACGGGATGGTTAGATAATGCCTACTAAAAAGAAGTATTTGTCCACTCCGAAGAAGAAGACAACCGAGGAATCAGGCGCAAAGTTATGGCTGCAAAAGATAAGCAAAGCCAAGGATGTCAAGCAGAACTGGTACAATAATTTCCGTGTTGCCCTTGCCTATGAATACCTTGAGGGTAGGCAGAAGCCTCCAGGATGGAAAGTAGAAGACTGGATAACCATCAACCTTGTTTACAGCAACTTACGGGCTGAACTTCCCACCTTATATCGTACCGACCCCTACTTTTACGTCAAATTAAAGAAAAGTTATTCACCTAATCCTCTCATGGTTCCCTACCTTGAGCAGTTTGCCCGTAAACGGGCCTCGATGCTCAACTATCTCAAAGGTGAACTTGGCCTCAAAGAGAAAATGCGCCTGTCCATCCTTGATTCCCAATTTCAGTTTGGCTGCGTCAAGGTACACCACGAGGCCGATCTCATCGATAATCCCAAAAAAGGTGAGCCGCAACGGGACGCTTCGGGTAACGTAGTTATGGATGAGGAAACTGGCGACATCCTTACCGAACCTGATTTCCTGCCGGCTAACGAGGCATATAAAATAACCCGCATCCACCCCAACGACATCCTGTGGGATGAGAATGCAGGACCATTAGAGGACGATTGGTCATGGGTAGCGCAACGGATTCGGTCATCATTAAAAGACGTTCAAGAGGATAAACGTTATGATAAATCAGTTCGTGACAAAGTTCAGGCAACCGAGGCTTCTGATGATATTAAGAAGCAGGAAGAACAGCGCAGAAAAGGGCTTGCAACGTCAACACAGGGAAAAGAAAATGACATCGTTGTTAAATGGGAAATATACGATATTAAACACGAGCAATGGATGGTGGTTGCAGAAGGATGTGACGATTTTCTTATCAAACCATCCGACCTCCCCGCAGGTATCGAAGGCCATCCCTTTGCCTTCCTCCGCTTCTTTTTGCGAGATTCCTCTCCATATCCTATACCCCCTGTCTCTCAACAATTAGACCCACAAAGAGAATACTGCGATAACCGCTCACGCATGGTCATGCACCGCAAGAGATTTAATAGAAAGTATGTAGCGTTCCAAGATGCTTTTATCTCTCAGGACGAGATAACGAAACTGGAAACAGGGGAAGATGGCACGATACTCATGGCAAATCTTGGCACATCGCAAAGCCCTGTTATCCCGATTCAGGATGCTCCCCTTGATGCCATGAACTATCAGGAAACCTTATTGCTGAGAAAGGATTTTGACGATTTAGCGGTAGGGCCAAACCAAAGAGGTAGTGCGACAGGGGTTGATAGCGCAACCGAAGCAGGGATTATCGAAAAGAGGGTACAAATCCAAGAGGGCGACGACATTAGTCAAGTCGTCGATTTTGTGACCAAGATCGCAGAGAAACTCGATATGCAGATACAGGTCAACATAACGCAAGCCCAAGCGGTAAAAGTCACCGGCCCCGATGGTAACGAGGTATGGGATTTTGTATCACCGAAAGACTACGAGGACATAGAAGGGGAATACCAGTATTCCGTCAATGTCGGCCAGATGCAACCGCAGTTACCCGAAGTGGAACGGTCACAGTTCACGGCAGTCCTGAATCTCTTTGCATCAGCACCACAACTTTTACTGTCAAAGAAACTGACCAAGAAGATATTTGAGATGTACAACATCTTCGATGAAGGTCTGATGGATGAACTCTTATCAATAGCTCAAATGATGATGTCAGGTCAGATACCCATGCCGGGTCAACAGGGTTCTACCCCTGGTAGTCCTATGCTTCCAGGAGCAGGCATGACAGGGTTAGGAGGAATTAACAACATTCGTGGAGGACAACAATGACTCCAATGGAATTCAAGAAAGAAGTAACAAGAATTATTTCTGAAATAGATGACGATACAGAAAGCCGTCATTCAGAGTTAGATGATTTAATGGAACGATATATTTTAGAGAATGATAAGAAAAACAAAACCGCTATTGACATGATTAGAGACACTGAGAGGTGGTATGCCTAATTATGATTTTCAATGCAATTCATGTGGTAAGGTGCAGGAGCATTTTGCCCATATCGACGACACCACGGTTGTCTGTGAATGCGGAGCAATGATGACCCGCTTATTCAGTCCTCCGATTTACAAGCCCATCCTCGACATTGAGCCTTATTGGGATGACCACATAGGAGACGGTAAACCTGTCTTAGTGCAGTCACGGCAGCACAAGGCAGAATTACTGAAAAAGAATGGATTAAAAATGGCTGACTCAATCAGCGACTACCGATAGGAGACTTATGAGAGTATGCGATAAATGCCAGACACCAAAACCACTTATTCGGACATGGCTCGACAAAAAAGACATGACGGAATACGACTTTTGTGAAGACTGTTACCAGATACTTAGGGTCTGGTTATACAACGATGACAGGAAAAAAGAGCATGATCCTGTTGAGGAAAAGAAACCAACAAGGAGAAAATAATGCAAGTGAAAAGTAATTCATTTAGTGAGGCAGTAAAGCAAGCAAAACAAATAATGTATTATTTACCAAGGACTAATTGGTACCCTTATGAGAAAAAGAAACCAATATTTGATAAGAAAGGTAGGAGAATAAAGTAACTAAAAATTTGGGTTCTCTGAAGGACTGATCATCCGACGGAGACGCAAGGAAATTTAAGAGGGCAAGTTGGTGCCAACTCACTGACTTTGCCCTCTTTTTTTCGCCCCAACCAAGGAGGAAATAATGAATGAAGTAAGCGGCACCGCCCCTCTTAGCGCCGTGCAGAAACCAGTCGAACCGCCTGTAGGTGATACAGCCAAGGTTGACACTTCCGCAACGGATAAAGGATCAGCGAGCCAGACTATAGACGATGGAGGCAAAACATCCCCAAAAGATGCCACCCCATCCGACTCGGAACCGGTACGCTTTTTAACCCTTGACGATGTTCCTGAAGAACACCGGCCTTACGTGGAAGGGATACTGAAGGAACGTGAGAAGGCGATGATGGCTGCGTATACCAAAAAAACGCAGGACATTGCCGAAGTACGCAAGAAAGCCGCTATGATAGACGCTTTCCAGCAATCGCCGGAAGCTACTATCAGGCAGGTAGCACAACAGATGGGATTCGACGTTGTACCACGGGGTCAGCAACAGGCAGCACAACCGAATCAACCCGATCAACCGTGGGAGCCGCAGACATGGGACGAAGTTATCGCAAAAGCAGAAGAAAGGGCAGAACAACGGATACTGACGAAACTCAGTCCTATGCTTCAACCCCTGTATGATAATCTGCAACAGGTCAAAAGTCAGACTATTGAAAACCAGTTATCACAGATCGACGAGAACTGGCGCATCTATGAAGACGATGTGAAAGCCAATATGGAGTTCATCAAACCAGATTTACTCAAAACTCCTGATGGCATCAAAAAGTTATACCGCATGTCTGTCCCAGAAGAAGTGTATACCAGCAAGGCAACGCAACAGGCAATCAAGCAGTATGAGGCAAAGATCAAAGCTGCTCAAGTCTCAGGGGCAAGCAAGATAAACAAGGCAACCCCAAGCACGGGAAAGATAACTTCTTTCAACGATGCTGTGAGGGCTGCAAAGCAGATGTTAAACCAAACTTAGGAGGCAACTTACATGGCTACAATAGGAGTAACAGCTCCAAGTCAAAACACAATAAATTATGACTCGCTGCTCTCCACCACCTTGTTTAATTATCGTTCAACGATGGTTGACAACATCTTTAAGTCATCCTCTTTCTTAGCCGCTTTAAAACAGAAGGGCGGTATTGAGTATCAGGATGGTGGCGAGAGAATAGCACAACCGTTGATGTACGAGAACAACAAGACTGTCAAGTCATACTCAAAGTATGAGACGCTCGACACCACACCGTCAGACGGCATGACGACTGCTTTTTTTCCATGGCGGGAAGTGGCAGGGACCATAAGTATAGCACGCCTGGAGGAGCGCCAGAACAGTGGAGAAGCACGGCTTTTGAACCTGCTCGAAAAGAAAACGATGCAGGCTGAAATGAGCATCAAAGAAGCAATCAACACGCAGATTATTCAAGGTACAGTATCAAGCCTGACCTTTGTTGACGGTAACGACCAGAAGGATTTGTTTCCTCTGGCATACTTCTTGAGAAAGGAGAAGGCAACCGACCCGACTACATCCACCGTCGGTAATATCGCAGGGGCAACCTACTCATGGTGGAGGCACCGCGTGGGAGACTTTTCATCACAGTCAACCACCAACGCCGACATCAACGTAACAGTCAGCACACGGGCAGGACTCAAGCAGTACCTTTACCGGCTGTATAACTTCTGCACAAGGGGCGGCGATGGTTCCGGCCCGAATCTTATCCTGTGTGATCAGGCAACCTACGAGACCTATGAAATGGCTCTCGATGCAAGTCTGCGGTACACGGATCAGTCTATGGCTGACCTCGGTTTCGACACGTTGAAGTTGAAGGGCGCGACGATGATTTGGGATGAATTAGTTCCCGATGTTGGAAGTGGAACAACCTCTCTCACTTACGGAACCGCGTTTTACTTGAACACCAAGTTCTTTAAGCTGGTAATCGACTCGGAGACCGATTTTATAACCACTCCGTTCATCGAGCCGGAGAACCAGACCGCTAAAACGGCAAAAATCTTATTTATGGGCAACACGACTTGTTCTAATCTCCGTAAACTCGGAGTGGGCGTTTACCTGTCGCAGTCCATTACATCATAGGAGGTTAACACTATGTTATTTCAGAGGATAAACAGAAGCGACCCGGAAAAGGTCTTCATCGTAGCGTACAATTCGTACTCTACAGCAAGCCTGACAAACGGTCAGGCAGTTATGTGGGATTATGCAAAGGATCACAATGGTGTATCGGTGACAAAACCGACCAGCATTAACTCCCACATCGGTGCGCCTGTTATTGCAGGCGTGGCAGCCGAGACTATTGCTGCCGGTTCCTATGGTCTTGTTCAGGTGTGGGGTTATCACTCCGCCACATACATGAGAACTGCGACAACCACAGGGACAACTCCATTAAAGGTAAACGCAATTGCAACGGGATCACCACTTCATGCTCCGTTTGCCAGTAACTTTCACTTTGAGTCGTTTAGTTCGGCATCAAATAGCTTTATAGTGAGGTCGTATGGTTTTGCCCTTGCGGCACAGGCAAGCTATACAGCAAAACAGGTAGCAGCATTTCTCAAGTGCCTGTAGGAAAGTGAGTCGGGGTTTAGCTAAACGAGGGAACAACAGGAGTGCCCCGACCACTCCTGCCCTCTATTAACCTTGTCGGGAGGATAACATGAAATATAGTAAAGACGGTCCATTCAATGATCCGGTAGTAAGGTGCGATGCGTGTCAGAGGCTTATTCTCGTTGAAAAACTAAAAGAAATGGGCTCATGCGTTTGTGGCGCTCGGAAAGTCAGGAATGTTAAAGCATTCAGTCAGAAGGAAATGAAAATGATGAAGCGGTGGGATATAGACCCTGATTTTCTTGTTTTATTTGAGAAAATGGATGACACGGGGGTGTGTAGTGCTGGACGTTAAAAAACCCTCAATATGCATCGGAATCCCCTGTTATGGTTCTGCACCCGCAGAAACGCTTGAGGATTATATGAGGTTTGCTTATCACCTTGGCAGACGTATGATCAACTATGAGTTCATGCTTGCCATAAAGCCGAAATTTGAGCAGTTCAGGGCAAGAAACGCAATAGTAACTGCTGCAATGCAAATGGATGCCAAATACCTTTTGTTTCTTGATGATGATCAGGTTATCGGGTGGAGAGATGCTATGGGTCCGAATGACCAGTATGATTTTATCAGGATACTTGTAGACCATATGGAGAATGACCCAAAACTGGGTATAGTGGGGGCAATGTATTACCACAGGGGACAAGACTGCCTTCCCGTTTTAATGAAGCAGGGAGTTGACGGTGGATATTATTATATGAGGGATGACGAAATAACAAACGGGTTGCAGGATGTTTCCGTAACCGGTGGAGGATGTATGTTCTGCCGTATGGATGCCTTGTTGTCAGTTTCTCAACCGTGGTTCGTTCCGGAACTAAAATACGGTACGGATATACAGATATGTGAAAAAGTAAGGGAAGCTGGATGGCGCGTTAAGTGCGATACATCGATAACCCTCGGTCATGTGATGCAGAAAAGAGAAGTAATAACGCCTGAGAATAGAATAAGAATCATAATGGAAAGCCAGGCAAGCTATCGGAATGAGGAGCAGATAGACCCAAAGTGGTTGGTTGGTTCAGCTTATAATATGTTCTATCTTGATGGCATGGAATATCTGGAGTTAGAGGATCAACGAGATTTAGTAAAAATGGCCGGGCAATACAACCATGAAGCTTCCATAGTTTTCCCAGGGAAAGATGGAGATTTAACAGGGTACTACAGATCGAGGGGCAAACTACAGGCGGCGCGCCAGATATGGTTTCATGGCACTCCTGTCGGCATAACAAACGATACGTATATAATGAGCTTGTTTAAAGGGGGAGAAAGATATTATGGCCTTGATTATGGGTGCGGTGCATCGGCCATAGGGTTTGAGCTTCTCATGCGTGGCAACAGAATAGATTTTATAGATGTTGAAGGCTCAGGGGGAATTGAGTTTTTAAAATGGAGAGTCAAGAAGAGAAAACTTGAGTCAAGGGCGGGATGGAAATTAGAAGGACCATATGATTTTATACTTCTTATGGATGTGCTTGAACACTTACCAGATCCTCATCAACTTATAAGAGAACTTGTTCCACTATTAAAAGATAATGCGGTTATCATAACCAATTATTTTTATTTGTTAGACGATGATAACCTTGAACACATTTCAATGGATAGAGATAGCGTCAAGAAGACATTGCTTGAATGTGGTGTATACCCCACAAATCTTGTAACGTGGGTAAAACGTGATCTCGGTTTTATGGACCGAGGCAAGGAGGCCGACAATGGCAGGAATTATCAAGAGAACAATTTACAAGGATGAGTCAGACGGGTATGTCAGGTGGATTGATTGGTCAAGAGTGATAACGGGTATCGGTCAGATGATGGAACCGAGAACGCCTTACTTTTATTCAAGTTCAGACGCAATGCAGTCTACGCGAGATGCAACCGACATGATGACGATGGTTAATGCTATAGAAAACTTTCCCATCGGAAGAGACAAGTACCTGTCGGGATGTGATGAACCGGTAATAGGGGGGGATCTGTATCCGAGGTATGGAAGATAAGCTTTAGGATAGGCATATGAAATACAATCCATGCGATATGGGTTTGATAAACAAATCATTCCCTGAGTACACCGTCACTGAGGTACTACGGGAGATTTATCGTAAAGCTGACACAGATGAAATAAGAACGCTATGCAGAATTGCAGTAACAATGGTTAAGGCCATGAGTTCAAAACTAACCAAACTCGACCCTTCCTGGTCTGATAATTTCTGGGAGAAAAAACAATGTTAACGCCTTTTGCACTTACGGATGAGGAACTTATGGACAAAAATTTTCCCGATTACACCATATGCCAGGTATTGCGGGAAATATATCATGCAACAGAGGATGAGGATATACAAGTGTATTGTCGTCTGGGTGTAACAATGGGAAAAGTTATGGATGCAAAGCTGAGAAAATACAAAGAGGAATGGTCAAGTGACTTTTGGGATAAAACAGACAATAAAGAGTTGTCTGCCCATATGCCATGCCCGATAGAAAATATTGAGACTGACTATCCAGAGTTCACTATTTGTAATGTTCTGAAAATGATTTACCAGAAGACAAATAAAGAAGACATAAAAGTAAAATGCAGAATTGGGATCACTATGGGAAAGGCTATGGATAACGCCCTGCGACAATATAAAAAACGGGCAAAAATAAATGAACAGCATTGAGAAAGAGGTCCTGAAGTTAATCGGGGAGAACACTGACGATCCCGATGTCTTTGATACCACGGGTATTCAGCAAATCCGTGATTCTGTCAACGATGCCATAGCAGAATTGTGCATGGTTACTGGGTCATATAAACAGGTGTATTATCTCCCTCTTGTGGCAAATCAGTTTGTTTATCAACTCCAGTGGAAGACGGACTACTTCGGATATGTCCTTCACGCTTATGACCGACAACAAAAACGGACTCTTATCCAGACTGATGCCGTTTTCCTCGGAGTTATGGATTGTAACTGGCTTTTATCAAGCGGAGATCCCACCCACTACTTTCATATCGGCTATAACTATGTAGGGCTGTACCCTGTGCCATCAGCAAGTGGGGGGGTGATTGAGTTTGATAGCGTGGTTATCCCGAAACCATACACAGGGGACAGTGACCTTACCAAAGTGCGCGGCAACTATACGAGGGCGTGTGTCTATTACGCAGTATCAGAATACTACGCAAGCCGGGGCGATGCAGGACGGGCGACGGAGTGGTTTAACCGCTATCTTGAAACGGCATCGTTGATGAAACTGAAACCGCAACAGACAGAGCGATACTACAGGGCGGGAGAGAAATGAACTTCCTTGACATCATAGTCCAAGCACGGAAATTCCTGAGAGACCCCAACGCCGAAATATGGGATAGTGATATGCTCGGTCTGTATTGGCACGAAGCGCAGACAGAGATAGCACAAAAGACAGGATTATTGCAACGGGCACGGACGCTCAGATTTCCTTCCCAATCATCTATCACTTACATGCACGAATGGGAATACCAACACACGATGGGAAATCGTATTTCAACGATATGCCCGTTCAGAGAGCATCACGAGTACGAGGACGGGATTGTCGTCATGTACCCGTGGGAACCTGCCTACGATTCATCGAGTCAGAACGCACAAGATGACAGTTACCGCATTACGCAATGGTGGGAGGCAGCTTATGCTGTCAGTTCCGAACCTCCACGGGTTATTCTGAATGAAGCATTTGAAACTATCAAATACGCAGCCTTCGACAAAGAGACAATCACGCAGAAGGACGAGCGGGAACTGATGAGGGGTGATGGATATTATAAGACCTCTCAGGGTGACGCACAGCATTATTACTTCCCCGACTCATTTCATCGTGAGATGGTTCTTTACCCTGTACCCACTATAACCTTAGACGATGACCAGGTATACCCGTCAAGCGGATTACTTGAAAAGACTATCAACCTTTATAATGGGTATGCCTTTACACATCTTTGGGAACCTGTCTATAAGACCGTGGTTCACCGTATTCTTATGACTACAGGTGATTTTCTTCTAATGACAGATGGAAGCAAGATTATCGGAGAAACGTACCAAGACCAGATAGTAGATAATTATGATGTAACCCATTCCTATACTTCTGGCACTACTCGATATAATTATCTCTTTGATTGGGAATATGACACCATCGAAGGCAATCCACCTACTAAAGAAACAGATACTTACATACCAATGTTCTATTTTGAATATCCTGCAACAGAAAAGGAGATACCAGGATATACCACAGGCACAAGCGATGAGATAGTCACCGGAACAGATGATGAATTTGACGTTGACGGACACTTATTCCTCATCTACGAATACACCCCTCAGCCTATCGAGGATTATGCACACACGTTATCCGACTGGCCCCCCTATATGCTCAAGACCGTCATGGCAGGGATGCTTGAGCGGTGTTTCTCGGCGGATACGGACGGGTTTATACCGAGTTTGAGAGACTATTGGAAGATGAGAAAAGAGATCGGTATTCGGGGCATAAAGTTATTCAAGAATATGCGTTACCGTGACCGTGATTTTCGGTTAGGTGCCCGTGAAGGTTCATTGCCGACACAGCA